CGAATGTTCGCCCTCTTCCGCGAGGGCGGCGTAGAGCAGCGCCCCGACCGCCTCGCCGTCTCGTCGTACGTCACCTGGCGGCCCATCGCATCGACCGACGACCTCGCCGAAGTCGATATCCGCGCAATCGTCGCGGCGCTGGAGTACTGGCTGATCCTCGGCGAACTCACGTACCGGTGCCGCCGCATCGCCGAAAAAATGCAGGAGGTTCCCGCGTGACCCATCGCCCCCAACTCAGGCTCGCTGACGACGACATGGCCGCCGGTGTGGCAGCTTTTCGGGCCGCGTTCCCGAAGTACGGTGCCGCGCAGATCCTCGACCATGCCCCCAGGGTCGTGACCGAAATTGTGGCCGCCATCAACGAACAGCGCGGCGGCGACCCGCTCGGCACCGTGCGCCGGTCATCGGCCGGCGCGTACGCCATCCGCGTGCGCGAGGCCGGGGGCGTCTACTGCTGGCGCCTGGTGCACCCCAACGGCTCCGTCGACGTCTTTGACGGCGACCTGAACTCCGAAGTCTGGCAACTCGTACCCCGCGCAGACGGCGGTTCGTAGATGCTGACATTCGAGGATCGGCGCCGCTGGACCAAGCTCGTGCTTCGCATGCCGAGCACTGAGCTGTCGGCGGCCAATAAGACGGTCCTGCTGGCCCTGGAGAGCTACGCGGACTACCGCGACGGTACCGGGGCGCACCCAGGCGAACAGAACCTGTCCGAGGCCGCAGGGGTCGACGTGCGGACCGTTCGGCGGGCACTGGCGGCCGGGCGGAACCTGGGGCTGATCTTGCAGACCGCGGCGGCAAATCCGAAGGCGGGCAAGGCCGCCGAGTACAGCATCACACTGCCCGGCCCCAACGGCATTTCTACAGGACAGCCCAGTCCTGTGAATAACTCCACCACCGGACACAGCAGTCCTGTGAATAACTCCACCACAGGACACGGGAGTCCTGTTGAAACTGTCCACCACCGGACAGGAATGTCATTTCAACAGGACACTGGTGTCCTCCCACCTAAGCCCTACACCAATAACCAAGGGGGGTTACGTAACTCGGGTACGTCACCAGCGCCGGTCGAACTGCCCCAAACCCCCCAGGCCCCATCGCGGTATTGCGAACGGCACCCGCAGGGAACCCCCGGCGGCTGCTGGGGCTGCAAACGGGCGAACGACGCGTTCAAGGCCTGGCAGGCCGAGCAGGCCGTGATCGACGTCGCGATCGCCGACGCTGCCCGCCGCGAGCATGAGCAGCTTCGCCTCGGCTGCCCTCGCTGTGGCGGCACCAGCTGGATCACCGACGACCAAGGCGAGCCCATCGAGAAATGCGACCACAAGACGCCGCCGCGAGGCCGTCGAGGGCTCTCGCTGGTGCCGCCCCTGCCCGACACCCTCGAAAACGTCAGGGCGGCCCAATGAGCGCCGACTACGACACCGACCAGGACGACGACGTCGACCGCTACGTCCGAGGCCCCCGCCGTCGCCGCCGCTCCAGAGGGCCCGTCTTCGACGCCTACGCCAACGGCCCCAGTAGCCGGCACTGCCCCAACTGCGGCGCCCAACCCCGCGAGTACTGCCACCACCCAGACGGCTCCGTATCCACAATCCCCTGCCTGCAACGACTCTCGGAGAGGCCTCGATGACCGTGACGGACGTGACCCAGCCCGGACCGCGACCAGCCCGCAAAGCCGAGCTGTTCTTCGCGATCAACGACCTGCGCGCCGCTGTCGACCGGATGATCAAACCCACCACGAGCTACATCAACAACCAGTACATCGAGATTCCCAGCCTCTACGGGCAGCTGGTCGCCGCCCTGGCCGGCGAACAGGGCGCAGGGACAAGCGGAATCGCCAAGTCCCGCCCCCCGTTCTGGTGCGACGCCGCCGAGAAGAAATTCGAATTCGATCTGCTCGTCGAGTTCAACCTGCCCAACTGGAACGGAGTCCACGCCATCACCGCCCGGCTACGGGCGCTGGCCGAACACAACTGGACCGTCGAACAGGCCCGCCAGGTGCGCCGAATCACCGGGATCCTCAATGCCTGGGCCGACGACTTCGACGCCCTGCTCAACCACCGCCACGTCCTGCACATCAACGCGGCCTGCCCGGCCTGCGACGCCTCAATCGTGCACCGCTACAACAAATCCGGCGAACTCGTCCGCGACACCGCCCTGATCGCAACCGAACATGGCGCCGTCTGCCAAGAATGCGGCCACGCTTGGGGCCCAGAGCAATTCGTGAAACTGGCCAAACAACTCGGCTCACTACCCAAGGGAGTACTCGAATGACGATCGCAGAACCGATCCAACAGTTTGCCCGCCGCGTGCTGTCCATGCCTGAGCAGGTGGCGCTCGGATACCTACGTGCTTGGCACGATTCAACCTGCGAGTGCGGCGATTACGACGCCCACGGTGGCCCATCCGTGACGCTGGAATCGATGCGCCGCCACTGGGCCGGACGGCTGACGTAGTGACTTCTTATCGGCCAACAATCACAGGAGGATTAATGGACAACCAGCCCACTGACAACATCACCCGCTGGGTCATGCGGGAGGAGCAACTGCTCGACCAGATCAGCTCGCTACAGCGCCAGTTGGACGCCAAAAGCCCACAGCGGCACATGATGACGGTCGAACAGCAACAGGAGCTGGCGCAGTTCATCAACCGGAACTCATTGGAGAACGGTTGCGACATGCCCGACTTCGCGATCGCGGCCTATCTCACGCAGTGCTATCAGGCGCTCTGCATCGCAGCCGAGTCCAAGGTGGACTGGTCGAAGATCATGCCTATGCGCGAGCTGATCGCCGCCGAGTGCAAGCACTGTGGCGAGGTCATCGAAGATCACGGATCGGGTTTCGTCCACGCCACCGGCGAGTACCAGGTTGGCAAGCACACGTGCGGCATAGACCCCTATGGCTTCCACGCTGAGCCGGTGGGTACGCCGTGCGGCGATAACCCGGCCAACCCGTGCAACGGGTCGCGCGGTATCGAGCCCAAGCTGACGTAAGGAGTGACTATGAGCGCAGCCGACCCCGACCCGGTGATAGATCGCGGCGCTATCAGCCCGTGCTGTGGAGCTGCGGTGATCCCCGACCCGATAGGTCACCACTGCAGTCATTGCGGCATCGGATTGGTCGCCAGGTCGCCGTACGCAGACTGACAGAAGGAAACATGATGCGACCGAACACATGTGGGATGCCGGGGCCTGGTGATACGCACTGCACCGATGACCCTCTCCACGACTACTCCTGCTACGACGCGAGCGAGGATGTGTCGTTCAACTCGCGCCAGAACTTCCGGCACGACTGCGATGACCCCGCCTGTGACCGGCAGCACTTCACCAACGACGGCGACTGACAGAAGGATCTGATATGAGCGGAACGGCACAAGCCTACTTTGAGTGCGGCGCAGAGGATTCCGATGCGCCACTGGTCCTGCTATGCATGAACAGCGTCACCGTGGACCTCTTCAACGACGGCCAGTATGACAACTTCAACCGGCCCGAAGGTTGGCACATCGAACTCGGTACGACCATCGACCGCACGATTGTGCGCTGTCCAGACCACTGCGAATGGGTCTTCGACGACTTCCAATCGCACCCGGTCGGCCATTGGGTCGACGCGACATAAGGAACTGGTGGTCATGGAACTGAAGGACGAACCCGGCGAGCTGGAACGCATCATGCACTACGGCGTGTGCCATGAGGAAGTCAGCCGTGACGGCCAATCGCAGCCGTGCGACAGGACCGCCGTCGCGATCCGGATCGACCCGGAGGACGACAGCCCGTACCCCGTCTGCGCACACCACACGCGGGCACAGATGGTGTCGCTATCCGACATCCTTGACCGGCTGACATAGGGAGGATGGCGAATGGAGCACGTAGTGACGCGAATCAATGACCACTACTTCCGCTGCGAGAACTGTGGCCAAGCCGGTTCGGAACGGTGGGCCATCCTCCACCAGTTCCCCGGAGGTGAGGGATGACGCACGACACGCCGGGGATGCTGTGGCTACTTGACGAATCCCAGGAAAAGCGGCGCTCGTCATGCAGACTGACCCGCGTCGGTGAGTCATGCCCGAAACCAGGTAGCCACCAATGACCTGGGGCCAGGGCTCCACCATCCCGAAGCGCATCAAGGACCAGGTCCGACGGCGCGACAAGGTCTGCCAACTCCAATACCCCGGCATCTGCACCGGACGTATCGACGAGTTCGACCACATCACCGGCCTCGCTGATCAAGGGCTACAGCGCACCGCTGTTCGCTCGGCCACCGAAGTCCAAGGCGTGTGCAGCCCATGCCACGGTGAGAAGACCAAGGGCCAACGACAGGCCGGCATCGACCGAGCCAAAGCCACACGCGGCTCACTGTCCAAGCGATACCGCGACCTCGAACCACACCCGGGAGCACTCTGATGGCAGCACTCGACGCCCGCACAGTCACGGTCCAGGCGATGCCCGACTTCTCCAGCTTCGAAGCCAAGTGCGTCGTCCCCGCGATGATCGTGCTGACCCATCCCGAAGGCGACGGGCCAGCCGAGTGCCGCAAATACTCCGGCCGAGTGTTCGTAGACGCCAGGCGAATCCAATCGATCGAGGAGATCCTGGTCGACGGCGAGACGCCAGTCTCATTCCTGACCCTGCACGACGGCGTCGCCATTCGTGTAAGCGAGACGCCCGAGCAGATCGCCGCGCTGATGGCGCAAGCGTTGTTCGGCACCATCCCCTCTGTGCTCTGATGTCTGAACTTGACGAGGCCTTAGCGGCTCGGAGGCGAGACGCCTACGCCAAGCTCGATGAGGCTATCGAAGAACTGTCGTCTGTCTTCTGCGATGCCGATGGCGAGATCCCGATAGACGCCGTCCTGATCGTCGGAGCCCAGAGCGTGGATGACGATGGCGATCGCGTTGGAGGCATCACCGTGTTTCCACGTCACGGATCGCAGCCGCTCTACATCACGTCGGGCCTGATGTCGCACGGCCTCGCAGTTCTCGCTCGCCAGGGCGCCAACGAGTCCTGAATTGTGGCGATGAGGGGGTGCGGGTAACCCCCGAGGTGCCCTCCCCGCCCGAGATGCCTTAGCACCTTCAATCCTGCGTGCGCTGTTTGGCCAATTTTTGAAGCAGCACAACAGCGATTCGCCGAAGGTGATTTTGACCCTGAGCCAAAAAGCGCCCCGCACAGGGGCTCTCAGCGTCGTTAGTGGCCACTCGCGGGCCGCGTCTTTCGCAGGTTTCGTCCCGGAGAGTCACCGGGCGCCGACAGGTTCCAGGAGGACCGCAACCATGGCTGACACTGAAACGACCAAGAAACCGCCCCCGCCGCCGCCCGGCCTGGCCAAGGATGGCCGCAAGGACGGGCCCGGCCGCACCCTGTGGAAACAGATCGTCACCTCGGGTCGCTACGTGCTGCGGCCCGATGAGCTGCGCACGCTGGAAGACGCCTGCAAGACCGCCGACCTCATCGCCGACCTGGAAAAAGAGGCCGAAGGCCGCCCCCGCACGGTGCGCGGCTCGACGGGCCAGCCGGTCATCAACCCGCTTCTGGCCGAGGCGCGCCAATGCCGCCTGGCGCTGAACCAGCTACTCAAGCAGCTCAAGCTGCCCGACGATGACGGAGGCACGGTGTCCATCAACCAGCAGCGCGGCGCCGCTGAATCCCGCTGGGGCAAAACCGGATGAGCACGGGGCGCCAAATGTTGGATAGGCCCAACGCTCCGACCTGCGGGAACGCTGCCTCTGCGCCCGGGCGCAGGCCATCGCCAACCGCCGCAGTCGTTGCGCGGCCCAGCTGGGCCAGCGGTGTCGCCGAGGTCGTGCGCCGCGTTCCGCGTGGCGTCATCGTGCGCTGCCCGCACTGCGGCGGTCGCCACAAGCACGGCCTGGGCGT